GGTGTGACCAGCTCCCGCATTGAGTCGTTTGACATGGCGCTCAACAACGAGCTGCTGTACAAGGAGACCGCTTCCAACAAAGAGGTTCTGATCACCAACCGCGCCCCTGGTGGTACGGCTGTGATCGAGGCTCCTGCTGTTGGCACCACCGACTTCTTCGCCAAGGCCGTTGCTTCTGCCACTGGTTCCACCAGCCTTGTGCTGGGCGCCACCGCCGGCAATATCGTGACTGTCAACGCAGCCCAGACCGACATCACCGGTTGCAGCTACGCTGATACTAACGGCGTAATCGCGCTGTCCATGCCGTACCTGGCTCTGCCCACCACGGCTGGCAACAACGAGATGTCGCTGGTATTCACCTAATCTCTGCTCATGGCTTTCGTCCTCAAAAAAACCACTTCTTTCAAGTGGCCGGTAACCATTGAAATTCCCAGCGATGGGGATTACGTCAAGGAAACTTTTGAGGTCGTTTTCAAAAAAGTGCCTCGATCAACCTTCAATGAACTTGTAGAGCAAGGTGATTACGCCGTTCTCTCGGGTTTGCTTGAAGGTTGGTCTGGCATGAAGGATGAGGCCGGCAAAGACGTAGCGTTTGATGATCAAAATATCGTCGCCCTTTGCGATGATCCTTGCGCTGTGCGCGGAATCATGAACGCTTACGTTGAAGCGATTTACATGGGTTCAAGAAAAAACTAGAAAACGCCGCTCAATACTGGGTGCGGGGCGGCGTAATCGATGAACGCGAAGATGATCTAAAAGCATTGGGGGCTAAGCCTGAACAACTTGCCTCCTTGCATTTAGAACCAGTATCTCAAGACTTTGAGGTCTGGGAAGAGAACTGGGACATCGTGATGATGTTTGTGCGTTTATCCACCCAGTGGCAGGCCAGCATGTCTGGTCTTGTTGGTTTGCACTACCCGAGTCTGGAATGGCTATGTAAGCTGTATGCAGTGGCTGAGCCTGTCGCTTTATTTGAAGGCATACAGGTCATGGAGCGAGCTGCTCTCATCTGCATGAACGACTCTCGGAAACGGTAATGGCGCAGCAAAACCAGACATCCGTTCAAATTGTCGTTGACGTTAAAAATCGTCAACAGTTAGAGCAGCTTAAAAAAACTGTCAATGAACTTGCCAAATCAACAAATCAAGGTTCTCTTGATCTTGGCGAATACGTTGAAAAAATTAAAGAGGTAGTCAAATCTTCTGGAAGCAGCATTAGCACTCTCAAGGCGCAAATCAATTTATGGGAAAAGATACGAACAAATGTTTCGGGTTCATCGGATGCCTATGCGGTTGCATCTTCTGAAATCAAGAAACTCAATACTGAACTACAAAAAATATCGCGGACTTATGTTCACGTTACGGATGTAGCCAATAAAGCTTCAAGAGCAATTGGCTCCGTCTCGGCTTCAACGGCGCGTTATCTTAATACACCAGCTTCAATCAATCGGAATGTTGAACGAACGGTTCAAAGCGTTGTAGCTGGCCAAGGCGCTCCTAATTTGACGCCCAGCTCTATGACTCGGTCATATCTGGGACTCCCAGGTGGAACACAAGCGCCAACGGTTCAAGAAGTTATCGCTCGCCAAGGAGCAGCAAATCTTACGCCATCTGCTGCAACAAGGGCATACCTAGGTCGGCCAGCACCTGTTGATACTGCTGCAGTGCAAGCGCAGCAAAGATTAACGGATCTGGCTCGTGAGCAATTTGGTATTACTGGACTCAGCCAAAATCTTCAACGTCAAAAAACAAAACTTGCTCAGGACGAAGCGGCTGCAAATGCAAGCACAGTTGAATACATGCGCGCTCAGAACAGAGAGCGTATGTCTGCAATGCGTTCACAAGCTCTGAGCGATATTGGCGGTCGCTTGGCTCCGAATGTTGGCGGTCCACTTGCCCTGCCTGCTTACACCGAACGCGGTTTGCAGCAACTCACGGGCGGCTTGAATCTTGCCCCAGGCGCATTGGAATTATCTCGCGCCAGAAGAGCTACTAGGGTTGCCCAGCTTCGCTTACAGCGCCAAAGAGGCGAGGCGACAACTCAACAGTTGGAAAGCTTGGGTTTGGGTGTCGGCTTCCCGGCGATGTTTGGAGCAGGAGCCGGTTCAATTCTTGGCTCTGCTGCCGGTTCATTTATTGGGCAAGGTTTTGCTGGTCAGATTGCTGGCGGTGCTATTGGTCAGATTTTTGATCGCATTGCTCAAAGCGCACGAGACTTTGCTAAATCACTTCGTGAAGGTGGCGATGCCGCTGGTTTTCTTGAGCAGCAACTTGGATATTTAGATCCAACGACAAAAAATTACATTAGCAATCTGCAAAAATCTGGCCAAACACAAGCTGCTGCTAGTGAAGCAATTCGGCAGTTATCCGCTGTTATTGGCAAGGAAAATGCAGAAGCGTTAAGAAGGCAGGGCGAAAGAGTTGAAAATACTGACAAAACATTCAAAAAACTTTTATTGACTCTGCAGGCGGTTTCCGCTCGTTTTGAAGAATTTAGATACAAGAGCGAATCATTCCAAAAACTTTTTGGTGATACCGGTCCAACACAAGATGCATTAACTCAAGTTGCGAAAAATCAGGTTGCAGCTCAAAAAGATCAGAATGCGCTTCTTGAAGCTCAAGGCAAAGCATCTCGTTATATACTTGGAACAAATTCACAACAATATTCAATCACTCAAAAACAAGTTGCTTTAAGTGAAAAAATTGTTGCATATAACGAAATAATCAGGCAGCAAAAAGCGGGTGAAATTAGCAAAGAATTAAAAATACTTCGTGTTCGCGAAATAAATCTTGAGTATCAAAAGCGTATTACAGAGATAGATCGGCAAGTTCAAGAAGAAAATCAGCGCGATTCCGAACGTGCCGCACGCGAAGCAAAGCAAGCTGCTGATGAACGCTTGAGGCTGCAAAAGCGCCAAGCCGATGCGTATCTGGAATACCTACAAATTGGCGATCAAGTTCAACAAATTGAAAGAGAAATTGCAGATTATTCACGAACTGAAATGCAAAATGCCAAGCAACGTGTCACCGAGCTAAAAGCTATTGAACAAAGAGAGCTGGCGATTTTTGATCAAAAATATCAGGCTGCAATGATTGAGGCAAAAATAAATGGCACTGTTCGTGAAACTGCTGCAATTTATGGAAGGCAGCAAGAGCTGTTAATCAGACAGCAACAACAACGTAGGCTTCAACGCCAAGAAGCAGAATTGCAACTCAGGTTAGAACAGCAAATTAATCAAGTTCAAAATCGTGGTCAACGTTTTGAGCGACGTATTGGATTTGCGTCTGAAATCGCTGGCATGCGAGGAGGACTGGCAACGTCGCCCGAAGCTCGACTTGGCTACGAACAAGAGCAATTGCGTCTTGAACAAGCACGTCGTTTTTATCAAGAAATCAGCCTACCCGAGGCTCAACTTGTTGAAAAACGTGCAGCTCTTGAAGAAGCTATTCAGCAAGGAAATAAAAATTATGCGGATACGTTGAGAACACAAATAAACCAAGAACAGGCATTGGTGAATATTTCCAGAAATCAACTCACTACTGTTTTTCAGTTGCAGCAACAACAACTAATTGCGAATGAACACGCACGTCAATTTGGCGGCATTTACGATGCAATTGGCGGCAGCATGACAAATACTTTTGATTTGTTAATTCAAGGCAGCGAAAACTGGGGCGCAAGCTTGCAAAATATTGCCGCAACTGTGTTGCAAGACATTGCTCGTCAATTGCTGAGAATCTTTGTTATTGAACAGTCAATTGGATTTATGCGGCGCATATTTACGCCAGCCGCTCCTGCAACCGATGTTGTTGCATCTTTCAATCAGGGAGTCGCTCAATATGGCTTCGCCATGGGCGGCATCATGTCCGCTGGTGGTCCGCTCAAGCTCAAGCGTTACGCCGGTGGTGGCATCGCAACCAGCCCACAGATGGCGATTTACGGCGAAGGAAGTCGTCCTGAAGCCTATGTGCCTCTGCCTGATGGCCGCACGATTCCAGTGACGATGAAGGGCGGCGGTGGCATGGGTAACGTGACTGTGAATGTCGACGCCAATGGCACCAACGTTCAAGGCGATGGGCAGCAAGCCAATGCTCTTGGCAAGGCGATTGGTATTGCCGTTCAGCAAGAATTGATCAAACAAAAGCGTCCCGGAGGCTTGCTCGCGTAATGGCTACTTTCAACGACGCCACTGTTGGCACCAGCACAGGTGGCACGACTCCTGATTTTGGTGCGTCACGCAAAAGCCAGCCGAATGTACGCAAGGTGCAGTTTGGTGATGGATATGAACAAAGACTGACGTACGGAATAAATCAAAATCCACGCATTTGGGATCTAACTTGGACGGCCAAAGACAGCACAGATGCTGATGCAATTGAAGCATTCTTTGATGCACGCGCTGCTGACAACGCCAGCTTTGATTGGACTCCATTGGATGAAGCAACCGCTTACAAGTGGGTTGTGGAAAGTTGGTCGCGTGATCATCGTTATGCCAATGTCAATACCATCACCGCCACATTCCGGCAGGTGTTTGAACCTTGATGGCGTAAGCACCTAAACTGCTAGTACCGGAGACCTTCCATGAGCACCATCGTCACCCGCGCCGGCAAGGGCAGCCCACTGACCCACACCGAGCTGGACGCCAACTTCACCAACCTGAACACCGACAAGGCTGGCTATATCACCGGCGATGGCGGCACGGTCACCCAAGCCACCAGCAAAAGCACTGGCGTGACCCTCAACAAGCGTTGCGGTCAGATCACCCTGAACGGCGCTGCTTTGGCAGCCAACACCACCGTCAGCTTCACCCTGACCAATAACACCATTGCAGCCACTGACCTGCTGGTGCTTAACCACGTCAGTGCAGGAACGGCTGGTTCTTACGCGCTCAACGCCCAAGCCGCTGCTGGTTCGGCTTCGATCAACGTCCGTAATATCACCGCTGGTTCGCTTTCTGAGGCCATCGTCATTGGTTTCGCCGTAATCAAAGCCGCCACTGCGTAACACATGGCCTATGTCGTAACCGGCTACTGGGATGCTGGTTACGTCACCAGCGACAGCCAAGCCAGCCTCACAGCCGCACTACAGGAGATCGCCCCTGGTGCCGTCATCGAGCTATTTCAGCTTGAACTGAACGCTGCCCAGCACGGCATCGACCAGACGTATTACTTCCACGCTGGCCTCAACGAAGTCCTCACGGACATCATCTGGAACTCGCAGGCGTACCAAGCACTGCCAATCGAGGCAGAGGGTTTTGAGTACAACGGCAACGGCCAACTGCCCCGCCCCAAGCTGCGTGCATCTAACCTGCTTGGCTCAATTACCGCGATCCTCGCCACCCTGCCAGAAGGTTTAGAGGGTGCCAAGATCACGCGCATCCGCACCCTAAAGCGATTCCTCGACGAGGAAAACTTTGCCCCTACGGACGTTTTCCTACTTGAAGATGGTTTCGATCTTCTTTATGAGGATGGCACGTCAATTTATTTAGAGCCGACCAACGCAACCGCTGATCCCTATGCCGAATGGCCGCGGGAAATTTATTACGTCGATCGAAAGTCAGCCGAAACCCGTGACGTCGTTGAGTTTGAGCTAGCCAGTGCTTTTGACCTTGCTGGTGTGCGAGCACCAAAGCGGCAATGCGTGACGCGCTGCCAATGGGTTTATCGCTCTGCCGAGTGCAGCTATGCCGGCACCAACTACTACAACGAAAACGACGAGGTGGTTCTGAACGCCAGCCAAGACGTTTGCGGTAAGCGCGTCGATAGTTGCAAACTGCGCTTTGGTCAAAAC